CTCATGACATCAGTGAGCACGTTCTTCTTCGGGAACTTTCTCCCTATGATTGGAACGTTGGTAAAATCTCTTCCGACCGCCATCGTGGCGTTCCTGAGGACAGGCCTTCCTCTGCTGGTGTCAAATATATCTTCAATGCTGACGAGTTTGGCGAGCCAGATCACAAGCTTTGCAAACGGAGTCTCTTCCGGGCAGATATCTAAATGGGCCCAGACACAGCTTCCAAAGATATTAAGTGCTGGGGGGAGACTGGTGCTGACACTCGCCTCTGCTTTGATTAAGAATCTCCCGAAGATCGTAACTGCAATCGGCAAGATTGGATTGGCGATAGTTAAGGGCCTCGGCTCTGCAATCTGGGGCAAAGTGCAGGCAGCAGCGCAGGGGATTGTAACGCGCTTTATGGCTCCGATCAACGCACTCAAAGCGAAGGTCAAGGCTGCCATTGATAAGGTAAAAAACCTGTTCCCGTTCAAGATCGGCAAAGTCATGAGCAACATCAAGCTCCCGCACTTCAAAGTTTCAGGTAAGTTCGGGCTCAATCCGCCATCGACGCCGAAGCTGTCACTTTCGTGGTATGCAAAGGGCGGTATTATGGACGGCCCGACATTGTTCGGAATGGCTGGCGGTGAAGCTGGACCTGAAGCAATTCTCCCGTTAAATCCGTTTTGGGATAAGATGGATAAGATGATGAGTATGATGCAGGGAGGCGGAGGCATAACAATAAACGTATATGGAACGCCGAATATGAGCGTAAACGACCTTGCTGAAGCGGTTGAGAGAAGAATTGTCGAGACGCAGAATAGGAGGAGGCTGGCATGGCAGTAATGCAAAACAGCATCATTTTCGGCGGAATCAACTCCGCCGATTTTGGCATATATATCGGCGGTGAGGGCGTATTCAATGCGCCAAAACGCGCTGTTGAAATGGTCACAGTTCCGGGCAGAAACGGAGACATAGCGATTGACCAGGGGCACTATGAAAACATCGAAGTGACGTACTCAGCGTTCAATTATGAAGAGGACCTTGCAACATTCGCAAAGAATCTTTCTGATTTTAGGAATGCGATAGTTTCACAAGTAGGCTATCAGAGGTTGACGGACACATTCCATCCTGACGAATACCGGATGGCTATCTACACGGAAGGCCTGGAAATAGATCCAATCAAATACAACACGGCAAGTGAGTTCGAACTGAAATTCAACTGCAAACCACAGAGATGGCTTGCAAACGGAGCGACAGCGATAACAGTATCGGACGGGGACACGCTGATCAATCCTACTCAGTACGATGCGGGACCGTTGCTGGCTGTAAAGGGGCATGGAGATGTCAGCTTCAATGGTTACACAGTCGCAATAGATGCGGGTGAGTATGGAGTGATAAACGTCAAGGGCAAGCAGACATCAACCAATCCGATCACATATGCAACGGACGCATCTCTCTATAACGATGGCGATACGATTTACGTGTTTGTGGAGTGCGATTGGGTTTTGACAACTCTGAGGAACATCTACGCAAGGTCGTACTCTAATCAGCACGACACGGGCGCAGGGCAGACCGTGATGGAACCACGCAGTACCAGCGGAAACAACAGAGCGGTAGGCACTACGATAATTAACAGCTCGTTCTTATCCTCGCAAGATGAGACGCTGACAAATACGTTCTCGTTTGACTCGTTACTCAGCAACGGAACAACCGTCACAGTATCGGTCATTGTCGAGGTCACTTGGGACGCAACGAACAAGACTCTAAGCGTTTCTTCGTCGGTTCCTCACGCCTCCGGCTGGGGCGGGTCACACCGTACATTCCCGACAATCACTATCGAGGCTGCATCGACCAAAACCTACCTCGGAGATCCAACCCTTGTTGATTGCGAACTTGGTGAGGCATACAAGGTCGAGGACGGAGAAATCATCAGCTTGAACAAGTACATCGAACTCGGTTCCGACTTGCCTAAACTGTCACCGGGAGCGAATGACGTAACAACAGATAACACGATAACGGAGCTGAAAGTAACTCCGAATTGGTGGAAACTATGATACCTATTCTTTACGAAAACAGCGAAACCGAATTTGTGTCAAACGGACTCGGTCGACTGCGTGACTGTGTGAGCTGTGTAGTCTCTGAGGAGCGGAACGGTCTTTACGAATGTGATTTTGAATATCCGATAGATGGTCAACACTTTGAGGACATCCAAATCGGACGCATAATCGCAGTTGAGCACGATGAGTCGGGGGACGTTCAGCCGTTCGATATAGTCAGTTACTCAAGACCAATCAGCGGAACAGTACAGTTCCACGCAGTACACATCAGTTATAGACAATCCAAAATGACGGCATCGGGAACGGACATCAACAGTCTGACCGATGCCTTTTCGATGCTCAGAAACTCGACACCATCAAACCCGTTCACTTATTGGACGAACAAATCAGGCAACGCTTATATGAGTGCTGGCGATGGAGAACCTCGCTCCGTCCGTCAGTTCTTGGGTGGAGTTGAGGGTTCGATCCTTGACACATACGGGGGCGAGTACGAATGGGATAGGTTCACCGTCAAACTGTGGGCACAGCGTGGCGAGGACAGAACTCTGACCATCCGATACGGTGTGAATATGCTCAACTATACGGATGAGACAGACGCATCTGAATCGTACAATGCCGTTTTGCCGTTTTGGAAAGGCACAGACGAAAGCGGGAACGAACTCATCGTAAAGGGGTCAATGGTCAGCTCAGGTATGCCGACTCAATCAGGACGGACTGAGTGTGTTCCTCTGAACCTCTCGGACAAATTCGAGACGAAACCAACAGTTGAAGCGGTCGAGCAGATGGGAGCGGACCACATGGCTTCGGTGCGTTCCTACTTGCCCGCTACATCCATCAAGGTGGATTTCGTGAGACTTACGGACAGCCCGGAGTATTCGAAATTCGCAGAACTGCAACAGTGCAGACTATGCGACACCGTGCGGGTCATTTTTCCAACATACAAGCAAGAGAGCAGATACAAGGTGGTCAAGACCGAATACGATGTATTGCTTGAACGATATACGGCCTTAGAGCTGGGAACACTCTCAACGTCACTATCCGAAGCGCTCGGCATTTCCGACAGCTCACAAAAGGGCGGGGGAGTCAAGTTACAGAACATCATCATAGCTGAGAAACACACGCTGACAACTACTCTGACCGCATCCAACGGAAACACCGTATACGGCACGTACACCGTCAGCAAGAGCGGTTTCTATCCCGTCGGCGTTGTTGGGTGGGAGGTAGCAAACGGATCTGGCTCAGGCGGATCAGGAGCGGTACCGACCAATCTGTCGATAACCAATCAGAGCGAGGGCTCTGCGGACATCCATCTCGGCGTGAGGGCAGCGGGAGCGAACGTCAACAACTGTACTTTCTCGGTCACGGTTTTGTGGTTAGCAATTTAAGGAGATTTTATATGGACAGAAAATTTTGGAAAGCGACTGCGATCAGAGCGGTCCGCACGTTCCTGCAAGTTATCCTTGCCGTATGGACAGCGGGCACACTCATCACAGAGGTCGATTGGAAGATGCTCCTACTCTCTGCGGTATCGGCATCAATCTACTCGGTTCTGACAAGTCTGCTGACGGGACTCCCTGAGGTGGACTACGAAAAGCACATCTATATGTCAGCTGAGGAACCGGAGGACTCAGAGGTCGAGGATTACGAGGTCTTTGATTATGGGGACGGAGAGGAGTTCGTAGATGGGTAAGAGCAACATCGAACAACTGAATATTTCGAAAAAGTATCTCGGTAAAGGCGGGAGCAAGTTCCGCAAGTTCTGCGGACTACCAGCGGGAGCTGCGTGGTGTGATGCGTTCGTGACAACCATTTTCTCAGAGGCGGGTAACTCCGCTCTTTTTTGTAACGGAACAAAACAGACATATTGTCCAACCACGATAAAGTGGTGCCGTAAAAATCTCGCTGAGGTCCCGCCATATCTCGCTTTACCATCGGACATCATCTTCTTTGATTGGGAACCGAACGGCATCCCGAATCACATCGGATTCGTCAGAGAGAGGAAAGACTGCGAAGCAATCTACACGATCGAGGGGAACACGAGCGGGGGCATCGTTGCGAACAAGCTGAGGAACACCAAATACGTATGCGGTATCTATCGACCGCATTTCAAAGCAACGTACAAAATCGGCAAGCTGACAGTAGACGGTTATTTCGGTTACAACAGCATTGCGATGCTACAGAAAGCGCTCGGACAGCCTGTTGATGGAATACTCGGTCAGGGCACGGTTAAGGCGTTACAGAGGAAATGCGGGGCATCTGCGGACGGTCTGTGGGGCAAGGCTACGAGCAAGGCCGTGCAGAAATGGCTCGGTGTCAAGGTCGATGGCTATTTCGGACCGAACTCGGTCAAGGCCTTGCAGAAGTGGATAAACAAGGCTACATGTTCATCGCCCAGCGTAAAGACAAAAGGGGACAAGATAGCCGACTCCGCAAAATCCTATGTCGGCAAAGTAAAGTACGTTCTTGGCGGGAAATCGCTCAAAACGGGCATCGACTGTACGGGATTCATACAAGCCATTTACGGACTGCACGGTATCAAGCTGGACAACAAACTGAGCGATTGGGGCAAGAGCATCGGGACAGACCTGAGCAAAGCGCAGAGAGGCGATATCATAACGTTCAAGTCAAGGAAAACAGGCAAGGTGTGTCATCACGCTATTTATGACGGAAACGGTTACTGTGTCCACGCTGCCAATCCGAAACAGGGCGTTATCCGTAGCAAAGTCTCAGCGGTCGGACAGCCTATAGAGGGCATAAGGAGGAGATGGAAATGACAGATAAATTGATCATAGCATTTTTAGGTTTCATCGGAGCCCTCATCGTAGCGCTGAAACCGATATTAGATCTGAACACTAACATAGTTGAACTGAAGACGAGCATCGACAATTTCAAACAGTCTGTAGACAAGCTGGATTCGAGGATAACCGAACACGGCAAGGAGATAGACAAACTCAAGGAAACCGTAGCGACTCACGAGGTCAGGATCGAAAATCTCGAAAAGAAATAGGAGGCGTAAATAATGAATCAGACCATAGGCGTAAACATTGTTCCGCAGAGTCCTCAGCCGACACTTCACTATAGTCAGGGAGACGTGGGGCGTGTGTTCGTTGTAAACGTCACGGACTACGACATTCCGGCTGGTGCGACTGTTACCTGTGTTGCGACAAAACCGTCAGGCATGGGCTTTACCGTCAGCGGTACAGTATCGGGCAACAGCGTAACGTTCACCAGCACCGCAGAAATGACGGACGAGTGGGGACGATTCCCGGCTGAGATAAGAATAGCGAGCGGGAACACACTGCTCGGTACGGCTAATTTCCTGATGATAGGGGAAAAGGACCCGCACCCAGCTTCAACCATCGACGGCACACAGGAAGAACTTATTCCACAGCTGACGCTGCTTGTTAACAGAGTGGAGGCAGCTGCCGAGTCTGTCCACGATCTGACCGTTTCAGCGACTACACTTGCAGCCGGATCCGACGCAACGGCAACGTATGACAGCGCAAACAACAGCATTGCTTTCGGAATCCCGAGAGGTGCTGACGGCGATGTTACACGAACCGAGTTTAATGATTTAAAGAGCGATTCTGACGATTATCGCAAAACATTACAGATTAATTCCAACAGATACATTACTCAAACACAGGCAGGGTGGGGAAATAAGGCATATTTTTTTCAAAATGCGTCATTTCCAGCTAAAATCAAAAATTACTTTTCAGTAACCCCAACCACAGCTTCAGCGTATCTTTATTTATATGATGATGATGCTGATACGGAAATATTGCATGTGCAACTGCAAGGTGATGCTGAAAAAACATTTATATGGACACCAACACAGGATATGTCTAATGTAAGTTGCTATGTGTCAACTGGCACATATGTTGGAATACTCGAAATGTCTTGGCATAACAAAATGTCTGATAAGCTGACAAAAGATGATATTCGGCTTAACGGTGTTTTTAATGAAGTAGATAATATTTCGCTGTTAAGACAATCAGTCTTTGTCCGTGGATCAAACTACAATACAAGTTTTGAAGATGCAAATGAATATGTGGTATCTTCTGAAAATCCAATAACAGCAACGGATGATTGGTTTATCTCGGTTGATGATGGATTTCAAATATCATTGACAATTACGTCTGAAGATAACAGATATGTTAGCTGGAAAACTAAAAATTATTATGTTAACAAAGGGACATCATTTGTTATTAGAATCTGTAGGAATCCTGCTATAACAAGTGAAAAAGCGGATGTTTTGGAGTTTGTGAATCATGTTAGAGTTGTAAACCCAGATAAATATGACTGGGAGCTAATTACTCAATACAGTGATTCGCTTGAAATGAAAAAACAAATCACTTTGGATGGAAATCTCAGAAGCGTTGATGGCACATATTGGCATTTATATACTTTTAAAAACCCACAGTTCAAACATATTAGGGCGCATGTTTCTTCTTTGGCGACAGATTGCTATCAGATTGCGTTCTTTAATTCAGAAGAAATATCTGCCGAAAGTTTGATCTCTTCTAACTCTGTGAGCATAGACCCAACTGGGTGGGCTGCAGATGTTCAATCGCATTATTTATATGCGGAAGTGCCTGACGGGTGCAAGATGGTTTGTGTTTCATCTCGCAATCTGTTAAATGATAATAGTAGATTTTACATTGAAATATATGCAGATGACGCATCTAGTTTGAAGGGGATACATAAGCCTCCTTTTTCACACAATATTTTGAACGGTAATAAATATGTATGTCATATGTTTGCCGACAAGATTGGATCAGGAAACTATCTAATTCCGTGTCAGTCTATGGCATATATTGATACCGCTCATAGGCTTGGCTATAAAATGATTGAATTAAATGTTCATCCGACAGCCACGGCTGGGAAATATGTATGCCTTCATGGTAGAGATGGAAAAATAGGTGACGAGTTAATCGCTAGAAATGGTGATGATATTTCGAATACAAGGTTTGAAACTGTCACCTATGACACGTATCTAAACGATTATATCTATAACTCAACACAAGAAAAGTATAGAACTCATATCACTTTCCTTGATGAAGCATTGAGGCTTTGCAAGCAATATAATATGTTGCCAATATTGAGCTTTGCCGATCTTGAAATGCTTGATGTAGCAAGGGAAATTGTTGGGGACAACTTTGTAGTGTTAGTATATAACGATATACACATGGATCGAGGGTTATTCAATGGTGCGTACAACAGATATTCCACAACTGCTGCAACACCATCTGAAGTAGATGAGTTGTTTAAGCGAGTCGGCGCTCCGATTTTGTACGGCATGGATGATGTCTCCGCAAGAGATTTAAGCACAGATGAATTGTTGTCATTTGCTGATGTTGTTCACAAAAATGGTGGATATATTGGTTCATGTGGAGTTTACCAAAGTGCCGGGACAAATCTCAAACTAGCTAAACTTGGATTTGACTGGAACGCAACAGGAAATGAGGTGGAATATTTTGGAAGTGGCAATTTGTTAAACCTTCACGATAATGAGAATTTTGAAGATTTTTATACACAGGGGGATGTAACGAGCGGAGTCTTACACTTAACAAATGGGCAGTATTTATCATCTGCACTTCGTGAATCTGTTTTCCTGTCCAAAGCTATCCTACAGATTAGATTTGTTGGAGAACTGTCAATTACTATGGGAGACTATATAAATAACCTCACGGTGGAATCCGATGGGGTGAATGCGATTGAGTTAAGCACTTTCTTTATAAATATGCCTCCAAACTTTACCATTCAGTCTATTGGCAACAGCACTGTGTATGATTGTGTTTATAAGGCATCTATTTGCTAAAGTAGACCTTTAAATCAGTAAAACTTTGAGGCAGGTCGGAGACGGTCTGCATAGGATCACCTCCTCTTACATAACAAGAAGGCCCGGGGCATATCGCCTCGGGTCTTTTTGCGTGGTGGTAATTGCGAGTTTGCTAAGAACAATTACAACGCTATATACAGATATACCTCATCAGGATCCACGATGTCAACGTGTGCAGCGCAAACTTTGCCGGCCTTGATAGCCTTGTAGTAGTCTGTCCACGAGTCGCGCCAGATCGTGCCGATCCTATTATCGTTCGCATAAACATTGACGCCATACGTGCCAGGATGTTTTATCAGCTGGAAGCCGACGGTGCGGATCTGCTTCGTGCCGAGCTTCCTGATGCCGGCATAAGCGTATTCGTCTCGGTACGTTGCCAGCTTGAT